AAACAGGAAAAACAATTTACATAAACACGCATCCAACATCTGAAAGTGGAAGACAAGGCAATTTATTTCCTAAAGGTCATATGTGGGAAGGACATTTGAAGCCACCAATGGCTGCCTATGTCGAAGGTGGTAAATCGTTTTTAAATCGTTGTGACGACTTTATAACAATTCACAGGCTAACAAAGCACGAATCAATGAAATATGTAACTTTGATAAGTGTAGATAAAATAAAAGACCGTGACACAGGTGGAGAACAAACCTTATTAGAAGATTATATTTTTTGCGATTTTAATAGTGGTTTAGGATTTGAGTTGTATGGTATTAATCCTTTAAATAAATTAAGATGAATAGTTTAGATATTTTAAAAGCAAAAGTAAACCTACAAACAACTATTATAAAGTTCACTAATAGTATTGAAGAACTACAAAATAAACACCCAGAACGTAAAGACTTAATAGATTCTATGTTAGAAAGTTTAGAAGATGTAAGTCAATTTCAATCCGTTTTTATGGAGTTTGAAGATGAGTATATTTTGGAATGTAAAGCGAACCTACGTCTTCAAATGGTTATAGCTGACCTTAAACAAGAAGTGTTGATGTTAAAAGAAGAAATAAAAGACTTAAATACTGAATTGTGAAAGTAACTGATAAAATAGAAATAAATAACCAAGACAATTTTGAATTTTTAACAAATCAAAAAGAAGAATCAATTTGTTTGACAATAACTTCACCACCATATAATTTAGGTGAAAAACATCATACAGGCAACAAAGTGTTTAGTGCGTATAATACCTATGTAGATAACTTGCCAGAACAAGAATATCAAGAAACACAAATAAAGACTTTAAATGAATTGTTTAGAGTAACTAAAAAAGGTGGCAGTTTAATGTATAACCATAAAAACAGAATAAGACAAGGTAAACAAATTAGTCCGTACGAATGGTTATTTAAAACAAAATGGACAATTAAACAAGAAGTTGTTTGGTTTAATCGTTCACAGAATTTTGATAAATGTAGGTTTTATCCTATGACCGAAAGAATTTACTGGTTATCAAAAGGAATAGAAACAGAATTTCATAATGAAATAAATTCACACGATATTTTGAAGGATATTGCGGTAGGAACTGATAAACAACACAAAAGAGCATTTCCGTTAAGTTTGGCAGAAAAATTAATTGCTTGTTTTCCTAATAGCAAAAATATTTGTGATATTTATTTAGGTAGTGGTACTACCGCAATAGCTGCACATAATGAAAATAAAAATTTTATAGGTTGTGAATTAGACACCGAATACTATGAAGCGTCATTAAAACGAATTAAAAACCACATAAGCCAACAAAGATTATTTTAAATGCCACGTTGTAAAAACTGCAAAGAAAAGTTTGAAGCTAAACACTTTAATCAAAAGTATTGCTTTAAAAGTGAATGCGTCAAGGTATGGGTAGAAACGGCAAAAGTAAGCCTTACTAAAAAAGCACAAAGATACTTCAACGCATATATACGTGAACGTGACAAGAACAAACTATGTGTAAGCTGCGATAAACCATTAGGCTCAAAGTATGACGCTGGTCACTATTTTAGTACAAGCCACAAGAACGTAACTTTTAATGAAAAGAACGTACACGGACAATGCGTAGCCTGTAACCAACATAAACACGGAAACCTACTGAACTACCAAATAGGTATAGAAAAACGAATAGGAGCAGATGAACTAATAAAACTACACGAAGAAGCACACAAAGTAAGAAAGTACACAAGAGAAGAGTTAAAAGATATAATAGAACTATACAAACAAAAAGTAAAAGATGTCAAAGGGACTAATAAGAAATAAAGAACAGGTAAAACAAGCTATTGACTTTGTAGGCACGGAATGGAAAGACATACACCCAAGCGATATTGATGCGGTTTTGGAGTTTGACAATGAGCATCTGATATTATTTGAGATAAAGAGAAAAGGTCATAGCATACCTAAAGGACAAAGGTTATTACTTAAAAGGATAGTAGATTGTTGGCAACGTAAAGGCAAAGCAATAATATTGAAAGGAGAACACCAATGTAATGACACAGAAACCATAATACTGCAAGATTGTGAATTGACTGTCTTATATTATGACGGATTCTGGAGAAAGCCAGACTATCAATTAACCATTGGTAAGGCTATGAATCTATTAGGCAAACATTGGGGAATAAAAAAAATATTAAAATAATTTCATTTTTTTCTTGTATATACAAAATAAAGCATTATATTTGTATCAACAAATTAATTAAAACACTTAAAAATGACACTAATTAACAAAAACGACAACGATTGGAATAGCAACAACACTACTAAAATAAAACTACATTTAGGTTTACCAGCTATGACTAAAGTATCTTGGATTAATTATGTATCTAATTTGTACCAAACAATGTTAGTAGAAAATAAAAAAGACTCTGATACAATTAAATTGTATAATCACATAGTTAAAGAATTAGATATCAAAACTTTTTAATCAAATAAATAAATACGTTATGAAAGACAACACACTATTCAAAAGACTGGCTAAAATCCAGCAAGAGTTAAAAGCTCCAAAGAATCAATTTAACAAATTTGGCAATTACAAATATCGTTCTTGTGAGGACATTATGGAAGCCGTTAAGCCACATTTAAACGGATTAGTATTAAGCTTATCTGACGAAGTAAAAGAAGCAGCAGGATATATGTATGTAGAATCAACGGCTATGATTACAGATGGAGATAAGGTGCAGATAGTAAAGGCACAAGCTGGTATTGACCCAAATCGCAAAGGAATGGACATAGCCCAAGCGTTTGGAAGTAGCAGCTCGTATGCACGGAAGTATGCTTTGAACGGCTTATTTTTGATTGATGACACCAAAGATAGTGACGCTACCAATAAGCACGATAAACAAGCGTCTAAGCCAAAGATGTCAAATGACAGATTCAAAGAAGCATTAGTTGCTATTGATGATAAGAGGTATACTCTGGAACGTCTAAAAAACGAATGGGCATTAACATCAACACAACTTAAACAACTATAATATGCTAAAGATTAGATGTTCAGCGATAGGCAAAATAATGACTAACGCAAGAAGCACAAGACCTACTTACAAGAGTTAGCGATTGAAGAAATGTACGGAATAAAGAAAGAATTTTCAAGTCGTTACACCGATAAAGGCATAGAAGTAGAACGTGAATCTATTGACCTTGTACAAAACAACTGTGATTATGGTTTTATGTATAAGAACGAAGAGCATTTTAATAATGATTTTCTTACAGGCACTCCAGACGTAAACACGGACAACATACTTTGACGTGAAGTCAAGTTACGATGCAAGTACATTTCCTTTCTTTGCAGAGGATATACCAAACAAAGATTATTATTACCAGCTGCAAGGCTATATGGCGCTTTGTAACAAGCGTAAATCGGTTCTTGCATATTGTTTGGTAAATACACCTTATCAGATTGTAGAGGATGAAGTAAGGAGAGCTCATTGGAAAGAACACTTGATTGACGAAAACGAAGAACTACGGACAGACGTAGAAGCACGACACAACTTTGACCATATACCAGCAGAAAAACGAATCAAGACTTTTGAAGTAAGGTATGACAAAGACGTAATTAAGGCAATCTACGACAGGATAAAAGAATGTAGAGAATACTATAATACTTTAATACAATGAGAACAAGAAAAACAACACACCATAATTATATGGATGTAGATATGTTAATAGAGTTTTTAGAAAAACATAAAGGAAAGAAAGTGCATTCTGAAGATTTATTAAGAAGCTTATTTTATGAGTTGCAATATTCATTTGGTTTTAAATATAGGAAATTTACGGAAGGTGAATATGAACCAGAGGCAATAGATATTATATTGTATTATGCAATTCAACACCATAATTTAGAATCACACTATAGATTTGTATATAGTAAAAAGTGGTATAAGAATTTATATTATTGGTATGAAGCTTTGAATAATGAAAAATATCGTATACCAAAAAAAATAAAGTTTTCTACATTAGATAAAAGAATAGAGCTATACAAAAAATTAGATAGTAATGGGCAGACGTAAATTATCAGTAAACGAATCAAAGAGTGAACTTATTACAATAAGAGTAACAGAAGAACAAAAGAAACTTTTAAAACTAAAAGCAGAATGGAGAAAGGACAATATAATTGAAACATACATAAGTTATAGTACAATATTTAACGAAGGATTTCATCAAACAAAAATTGAAATACCTGTAAGTTTTTTAAAATGTATGCCGTTATATAAATGGCAGTATTGCCACGAAGTTTTAATGAAACAAGAAGGTTATTGTGACGGTTCTTTTGGTTGTTTTTTAACTGAACTATGGAGAAGCTTAATTTGTGCTAATAGATTAATAAAACTTAACTGTTTAGAAAAAACAGAAAGAAGAAAATTAATTAGTCTTTTTAAAAGAAAACTAAAAAAAGAAGAAAGATACCACAACACAAGGACAGAAAAAAAATTTTTAGAAACAGTAGAAGAATTAAAAACAAATAAATAAATTATGGAACAGAAGAATAACACAGGTGCAATTTTTAAAAACAACTACAAAAAGACGGAAGCACAACCAGATTACACGGGTAAAGCTTTAATAGACGGAGTAGAAAAAGAAATAGCCTTATGGGTAAACGAATCCAAGAACGGAAAGAAATACTTTAGTGCAGCTTTTAGCGCACCTTATCAAGCCGAAGTAGAGCAAGGTGGTATTGATGCCGACAATAAGGCAAAAGAAGCTATGAGGTCACAATCTGATGACCTACCTTTTTAAGTAGCGATTAATTTGTTAAGAGAGCCATTCGAGAGAGTGGCTTTTTTATTTTAAAAAAAAATCAAAAAAAGTTTGGTGGTTTGAATATTATAGTTATATTTGTATTAACAAATTAATTAAAACACGAAAAAATGACAAAAGCAAAATTAATATCAGTAGCTAAAAATGAAATGTTGAGAACTAAAAACCTATGCGGAGAATACCTTAACGATTTTTTAAACAATTACACACTTGCAAATTACACATCTGCTTCCTTTGAGAATTTAGATGCGATTCAAATTAAAGCAAAGTACCAATTAGAAGATGAAGGATTGATTGAATGGAATCCCATAGCAAACGTATATTTTTGGAAATAACAACGAACACAAACAAACAAAAAGAGAGCCTTCAGAAATGAGGGCTTTTTTTATTCACAACTATTTGTTTAAAACTTCGTCTTTATAGTGTTAAAAAATAATCACTACATTTGTTTAGATACTAATCAATGAAATGGCTTAAACAGGTTGCTGAATTTCACAATGACTATTTAAGAATAGTAAGAAGCTATGGCGAAGATGTTTTTGCAGAGGATATAGTGCAAGAGATGTATTTAAGATTAGAGAAGTACGGAGATGTCAATAAGATACTACATAAAGACGGAACAGTAAACAAGCCTTATGTATATTGGACATTAAGAAACATCTTTAAAAGCTTATGTATGGAAAGGCAGAAACATCAAAAAGTAGATTTAAACGAAGCTAAACACTTGACAGTAGAATACGACTATATATCTAAAAAGGAAGGAGAGTATTTACTGGAAGCCAAACTGAATGAAGAAATGAGAACTTGGCACTGGTATGACGAAATGTTATTCAAATACTATAGAGATAACGAATGGAGCTTTAGGAAGGCATCTAAAGAAACACGGATAGGAACTAAAAGCATATTCACAACCATAAAATACTGCAAGGATAGATTGAGAGAAAACTGTGCAGAGGATTACGAAGATTATATAAACGAAGATTACGAAAAAATATAGCTATGGACAAAAACACGGAATACTACGAATCTTTAGACAAAAGAACTAAAGAGTACAAAGAATGGAAAGCCGACCAAGCAAGTGAAGGTTTAGGTGACACGATTGAAAAGATAACGGAAGCCACAGGAATTAAGAAAATGGTTAAGTGGTTAGCTGGTGAAGACTGTGGATGCGAAGAACGTAAGGAAGCTTTAAATAAGGTTTGGAGGTACAGAAAAACGAAATGCCTTACAGAGAATGAATACGAATGGCTAACAGACTTCTTTAATCAAGGTGGTACGTATAGACCAAGTGGCAAAAGAAAACTCTTTGAAATATACAACAGAGTATTTAGCGCAAAGCAAGGAGATACGAATTGTAAATCTTGCATTAGAGATATAGTAAATAAAATGAGAAGGGTTTACGAAACATATAATGATTAAAATAGTAGGTCACCCAATAAGACACAAAAAAAGAATCAGAGAAATACAGGCAAGGTTTTTAGATTCTGGAGAGGATGTCGAAGTACACTATGAAAACACGAACCACATAACAATAACTAATGAAAACGGAAAAGGTAAAGATAAGCAAGATAAAAACGAATCCTAACAATCCAAGACTAATAAAAGACGATAAGTTCAAAAAGCTTGTTAAGTCAATTAAAGAATTTCCAGAGATGTTAGAAATACGTCCAATAGTAGTTGACAAAGATAATATTGTACTCGGTGGCAATATGCGATTAAGAGCCTGTCAAGAAGCTGGATTAAAAGAAGTTCACATATTACAGGCAGACCAACTTACAGAGAAACAAGGATAATGTAGGCTTTGGTGAATGGGATTGGGATGATTTGGCGAATGAATGGAACACAGAAGAGTTACAAGACTGGGGTTTAGATTTGCCTTTAGATTTTAATACAGAACTTGAAGCTAAAGAAGTACACGCTAAACTACAGGATGCTTTTTTAGTTCCACCTTTTAGCATATTAGATACAAGGCAAGGGTACTGGCAGGAAAGAAAAAAATATTGGAAGCAGTTGATTAATGATAATGGTGAAAGCAGAGAAAATGCGTTAAGTGAAGCAAAATTAATGAGTGCTATTAATAACGGTGTGAGCATATTAGACCCATTAATTGCCGAGATTAGTGTTAAATGGTTTAATATAGAAAATGGGAATGCTTTTGACTGCTTTGCTGGAGATAGTGTTTTTGGATATGTAAGCAGTTATTTAGGCAATAATTTTACAGGAATTGAATTACGCAAGGAACAAGCTGATTTAAACAATAAAAGAGTTAAAGGGTTTAAAGCCAAATACATTTGCGATGACGGTAGAAATGTATTAAATCACATAAAAGAAAATAGCCAAGATTTATTATTTAGTTGTCCACCTTATTTTGATTTAGAGGTGTATTCAGATTTAGACAACGATGCCAGTAACCAAAGCAGCTATAAAGACTTTATAAATATATTAGACAAGGCATTTACTGATAGTATAAGGTGTTTAAAGAATAACAGGTTTGCAGTTATAACACTTGGCGATATTAGAAACAAACAAGGTTTTTATCTGCCTTTTATTGACGATGTAAAGAATATATTTAGGATAAATAATATGCCTTTGTACAATGAACTTATATTAGTTGAAAGTTTAGGAACACTTCCACAAAGAGTAGGTAGATATATGACGCACAGAAAGGTTGGAAAATGTCACCAAAACGTATTGGTATTTTACAAAGGAAACCCTAAAGAAATTAAAAACATATTTCCAAAAATAGAAATAAATGAAAGCACAGATTTATAATTATGCAATATGGATAAACGAAACAAATCCTAAAGCATTAAAAAATAAATTCACTAATATATTAACTGATAGTGGGTTTAATGTTTTAGACGTAAGCGAAAAGCATTTTAAACCTTACGGATATACTGCATTGTTTTTATTAAGTGAAAGTCATTTGGCTATACACACCTTTCCAGAAGAAAAAACTACTTACATAGAACTATCAAGTTGTGTAAAAAAACCATTTAATGTATTTATCAATAACTTAACAAACACGAACTAATGGCTAACGAAGAAAACTTAATACCATACGAGAAAGGGCAAAGCGGAAACCCTAAAGGCAGACCAAAAGGAAGCAAGAACAGAAGTTCAGTAGCAAAGAAATGGCTATCAGTAGAGCAAGACTTAAAGAATCCTTTAACAAGCGAAATAGAAACAATGTCGCAAGAGGACTTAATGACATTAGCTTTAATCAAAAAGGCAAGAGATGGAG